GGGTCCTTCTGGCCAACCTGGAAGACCTCGAAGATCCGGCCGAAAGGGTAGGCCAGCTTGAAGACCTCAAGCAGGGCCGCCATGGCCTCCTGATCATCGGCCTCCGCCTCGATGCGCTCCCGGTCGGCAGCGATTGCCGGCGCGTAGGCATACAGCATGTCCAGGAGCGTATCGACACTATGGATCAGGGTGCCCGCCAGGTCCTGCAATAGCCCCGCCAGCGCGGGCCCGTCCTTCAGTTGCACGCTACTGGCGCGATTCAGGGCGCCGGCGATGGCGTCGAAGGGGAGCGCAAATCGCTCACGCCAGGCCCTGGCTTCCCGGATCTTCATCGGCTCGACCCGGTACTCCTGGCCGGCCAGCTTTACGGTGATGATGTACGACACAGAGGCCCTCCGCTTAGCTTGTCGCCGGCTCCAGGATGCGATCGATCTTGAAGAGCCGTTCGCCGATGGCCTGGGTTCGGTCGGCCAGCGCCGACAGCTTGAGCGGTACCCCGGCTTCCTTGTCGACACCGAACTCGAGCTGCCCCCCCGCGACGGCCGTCGCGATGTGGATGTACAGCCGCACCGGGAAGGTCGCCCCGTCTTCGTCGACATACGAGCCCTCGAAGCCCCATTTCTTCTTGGGCAGCGCTGCAACGTTACCGGCGACGACAGTCTCCTTGCCCGGTTGGCCGGCCCCGGGCGCCGTCGTCGAGAGGGTTACCCCCCAGGCCAGGGCGATGCCCTCCAGGCTGAGCTGGGCGATCACCGTCTCAGCCTTCAGGTTCTCCTTGGTCTTGTAGCGGTCGACCGGCGCGAGTTCCTCCTGGACGTGAACGTCCTTGGTGTCGAACTCGTACGCGAACTTGAGCGTATCGGCGGTCAGGCCAGTTTTCGACCAGCCGGCCGGCCAGGCCCCGCCGGCCGCGACGGTATCCGCCGGTCCGGCTGTGCCCACGTTGGCGTAGTACGCCTGCACAGGCCCGTGCAGGATGTCAGTGACAACTTGTTCCATGGTCTCCCTCTCCGATTAGGCGTGAGCCAGGCGGAATGCGCCGACAAGCACGTCGGTCACGGCCGAAAACACCGCCCACACGTAGCCGTCAGCCTGGCTGAAATTGGCGTCGAACGGGCCGATATCCTGGAAGTCCAGGCCGTTGGCGTCCCCTGTGGCAGCCAGCGTGACGACCAGGTCGCTGATCGCCAGTCCGGACACGGTGCCGGGCGTATCGATGGTCACCGTGATCGGTGATGCCGAGCCGTTCTTCACGCGCAGGCACGTCCGGCCGTCGTTGAACAGCTTGTTGCCGTGGGTCGCCGTCGGGGCGATCAGGGGCTTGGTGACGGGTTTACCAGCTCGGGTAATATCCTGGGTGACCAGTGCCACCGCACTTGCATAAGCCATTGGTTGCCTCCCTACTTGGCGAAGTGGACCGTGAAATACATCAGGGCGTACGGCCAGCGCGCCCCTGGCGCCTTCAGGAGCGTCGGAACGCCCTCGAGGCGGGCGAAGCGCATCACCCGGCCCTGACGATGGTTCAGAGCGTCGAACAGGCGCCCAGCCGTAGCCAGGGCCTCCGCATCGCTTGCCCCGTACACCAGGGCCTGGTACGAGACAGACATCTGCCGCGCCGAAAAGTCGAGGCCCGGCCCCCCGCGCGCCTGCAGGAGGATGATCGGCAGATCACTGACCTTCTTGCCAGGTGGCAGCTCGGTCGCAGCATAGAACTCGCAGCCTGCCAGTTCCGGCCGGCCCACCAGGTAGGCGATCAGTTCAGCATCGGTGTCAATCATGGACCACCTTCCGCATCACCTCTGCGCAGGTTCCGCCCGCCTCCCGGCAGACCTCCTCCGCTCCCGCGAACAGGAACGACTTCCGGTTCTCCTGGTAGATGGCGTAGTTGACGCTGACCACGACCCCCGCCGCGGCGTCGCTGGGGAGCTGGGCCTCTGGCGCCACGACTCCAGGTCGCTTAGCCTCGACCGCTGCCTGAGCCTGGCCATAGCTTGAGCCCTCTTGGTTGACGGTGTAGGCGCTGTTGAGCATGGCGCCCGTATCGATCTGGTCGTTGTCGGCGATCTTCAGCTTGACCCGCGCCTCGATGTCGAATGCCAGCTTGCGCAGCGCCTGCTCTCCGCCCTCGCGCATGCGGGCGATGACCTTCTCTCGGTAAAACCTGACATCCCCGCTCATAAAAACAGTGCCCTTTCCTGTGGCTACCCTTCCAGGGTCATCAGATTCAGCCGGCACACCAGTGCCGTGGCCGTCTGCTCTGGCATCCCCACGATCTCGAACGTCAGGGGCGTGATCGCCTCCCCGTTGCGGTGCGTGATGCGAATCCAGTCGGCCTGGCCGATGACCGTGCCGATGGGCAGCCGGGCCCGCGCGTCATAAAGGGGCACGTTCGCTCCGCCCAGGGCCTGGCCCGTGCCCGGGCGGGGATCGAATGAGCAAGCGATCGCTGGATCAGCCGGCCGCTGAGGATCTGGCACGTTGTAGGCGTCCGGTGCACCTGCCACATAGCGCAGGATCTCAGCGGTATCGGCGAACGCCGCCGCCTGGGTCGCCCGCATGGCCGCCAGTTCCTTTGCCGTCAGCATGGCTACTGCTTCCGCTGGACGCGTTTGCTGCCAGCGCTGGGCAGTTGTCCGTTCCCCAGCGCGTCCAGGTCGGCGGCTTCCACAGTCCGGCCGATGGACCGCGTCGATAGGCGATCAGCCTGTTGCGCCAGGCGCCCGGGCGTCTCGATAGGCTGTGTGGTGTACATGCGCAGCGCCAGGTTGATCAGCGCGACCACCCCGCCGGCCAGAGCGACAACCTCAGGGTCCGCGTTCTTGATGTCGCCCTCGAAACCGAAGCCCGCGGCGATGAGAACGATCAGCGCCAGGCCGTTGAACCAGAAGGTCTTGGACTTCCAGATCGATTTCAGGTCCCCCATACGTCCCCTCTTATCTGCGGAATCGTCTTGACCGGCTGCCGGCGCCGGTACTGCTTGGCCATGGCCAGGAGTTGGGCCGACTTCTGGGACCGGTGGTACGAGGCCCCGGCGTCCGAGAAGTCGAAATCGAGCGAGACCTGGGCGGCCCAGGTCTCCAGGAGATCCGCCGCGGCCCCATACAGATCGAACCGGTGACCGGTGATGTACACCGGTGGCCGGGTGTCGGCTGTAAAGGCCCAGTGGCCTGACGCCAGATCTGACTCAGACGCCGTCAGGGTGGTCCAGGAGCCGTTGACCAGGGTAACCCCCTCCCATGGCCCGCCGCCCGGCGCGTAGTAGTCCAGGTACGTGACACCACCTGGTGCGAGCGTCTCAGCCGGGTCGAGCTCCAGGTAGCGCACGTCCTGCCGCCGTTCGTCGAGAGCGGCCGCAATCTGGTCGTCGGTGAAGACCTGATCGGCGCCGGCCGCGTCGCCGATCAGGTCCCGGGTCCGGGAGATCACCGCCACCAGGCTCGCGCGGGCCATTACTTGGCCGCCCCGACCACCGTCACCCCCACCGCGTTGGTGTTGGAGACGTCAACGTAGATCCTGGTAAACAGGCCGAACAGCGGGAACTGGTTCAGGCCGCTGGTGTCAGTTGTGCCGGCCGAGATCAGAGATAGTCCATCCGTCCAGGTCACGCCGTCGACCGAATACTGCAACTTGACCGTAGTCGTGTTGGTCGTGGTTTCGTCGAGCGCGTACTGCAGGTCGATCACCTGGTACGGAGCCAGCCAGAACTTGGTGCTGGCCGTATCGGCAGTCAGGGTCTGGCTGTCGAAGAAGAAGACCGGACCCTGCACATTCACGGACCGCGCGGGGTTCGACAGCGGAGTCGGCGCCGGCAGGGGCGCGGCCTGGGCTGAGGGCCAGGTGTTGGTCAGCCCCATCAAAGCGGACAGCAGGGCTGCCGCGACGAGGACAATCGCAATCGGGTAGCGAGAAGACGCCTTCATGGGTTCGTTCCCTCCAGGAGAGGATGCAAGATGTTTGCGCGCAAACATCTGTCGGCGGAGCGCCGCCGCTTAGTCCTTCAGGCGATACGCCTGGATCGTGCCGGTCATGTCGGCCGCCGCATCGATATGGATCTTGCCGTCATCCTGGATGAACCGCGCGGATTCCAGCGTCAGGATCTTGACGGCATTCTGGGCGAAGGATTCGGCCAGGTCGCCCAGCCCGGCCCGGAACGCCGGGGGATTGTCGCCGGCCTTGACCGTCAGGATCTTGGCGCCGGCGAACGTGTTGGTGACGATCAGAACGACGTTGCCCGTGTGGCTGCCCACATCGAGCGACATACCATCGGTCGCGTTGATGGCCGTGGTGACGGCCGCCGTCGGCGTGTTGCGCGGGACCTCGGTCAACGTGATAGCTGCGCGTGTCATGCTTGCCCCCTTCAGGGATGGTCAGGAGTGCCCGAGTAGCAGGCTCGGGCGCCCCACTGGTTAGGCCGGCTTGTTGGCGAAAATCAGCGCCAGGGCGTTGGGCCGGGTGACCTTCGCGCCGTACAGGTGCAGGCCCTTCACGGCATCGGCGAAGCGGCGCTCGGGCCGGAACGCCTCGGTTTTGACGATCTGATCGGCGTAGCTCCAGGCCATCGGGTGGCCGGCCATGATGCGCCAGGTCGTTGCATCGTTCGAGACGTTGTTCGACTTCAGGAGCTGGAACCCGGCCGCCTCGCCGACCACACCTGTGCGGATCACAGCGTCCTGTGCCGGCGTGCCGTAGCCCACGAAACGGGAATCCTTGCGGATGATCCCGTGAAACCAGGGCGGGATGATGGCCCAGCGCCCGCCACTAGGCACGTTCTGCTCATCCAGCAGCACGCCCAGGTCGACCAGGTAGTCGTATGCCTTGCTGGCCGTGCCCAGGTCGGCCTTAGGTACCGAGGCCGTGCCGATGGTGGTCGCCGCGGCGACCTGCGCGTACAGACCGGCCAGATACTGATCCGAGCCGTCAGCGAGCGTGTAGGACGCCTCATTCATGGCCCCGTTCATCAGGTCGGGCCGGGCCTGGACACGGTCGATGTCGTCGACGGAGAAGTTGTAATAGTCACCCTGGTCGACGATCAGGGTGGTCTGCGAGCTGTCGAGTTCCTCCGGCGTGTCGATGTCGACACCCTTGGAGTAACTCTTCTTGGTGATCCGTCCGATGGCGTTGATCTTGACCTGGTCACCAAACTCGCGGATCTCGCCCTCATAGTCCCGGTTGATGACCCCAGGCTGGGCAAACACCAGATTCTTGTTGAGGTTGGCCATCAGCCTGGCCGACCACACCGCTGCAACAAAGTTAGCGAGACTCATCGCGTCTCCCTCCAGATGTCAGGCGCCCCGTGGCGCCGTTAGCGTGTGCCGGACAGGACCCGCTGGACATCATCCCAGCGAGCATTGATCTGGTCCGGCGTCATGCGTTTGATGTCGTCGAGAGTCAGCAGACTGCCTGCCCGGCCGGCTGCCGGATTCCCGACCAGCCCACCGGCGGCCTGCCCGCCTGCCCCGGCCGCAGCCTGAGCCTGAGCCCCTGCCGCCTGGCCTCCCGTCCCTGCCGCGGCCCCGGATGTCCCTTGAGCCTGGGCCGCACCGGCCCCGGCTGCAGCCTGGCCAGGCTGAGCCAGAATCGGGAAGTCGGTAGCCAGCTTGTCCAGGAGCCGCTCCAGGCCCACCGGTGCGCCGGTGTCGTCATACTCGAGCGTCTCGCCAGCCAGGAGCCGGCCAGCGAGCTTGGGGTCCAGGCCCTTGGCAGCCGCCAGTTCGGATACACGGCCACGCGTACGCTCCTGGCGTAGCAATGCCTGGGCATCCGCCGTGGCCTTCTGAGCCTTGACCAGGTCGGCCTTCAGCTTGTCGACCTCCGACAGGCCCGAGCTCTGTGCCGTCTGGACCTGCTCTTCGAGCTCCCGGACCCTGGCGCGCAGGGTTTGCGCCTCGCGCCGCGTCCGCCTGAGCTCCGCGTCGTCGTCATCGGACCCACTGCCGCCACCCTGGGCGCCGCCAGCCCCGCCCGATCCAGTCGCCCCCTGGGCGCCCCCTCCGCCAGATCCGCCGCCGCCAGGGCCGCCGGACCCCGCCCCGTTGTCGGGTGCATGGCACAGGGCGCCAGCCAGGGCTGCCCGAGCCAGGTCACCGCGACGAAGATAGAAAGACATTTCCCCTCCTGTGTTCGGGAAATGAAAAGCGACCGCCGCCAGGACATGATCCTGGACGGCGGTCGCTTGCCGTGAAGCCCAATGGTATCGACACAAGCCGGGTTTGCCCGGCACTATCAGCCTACGCTGCCCCGGCCGAAAAGTCCAGTTCCCCAAAGGGGGCCATCAGGCCGGCCTACACGGCCCACGGAGCGCGTTTGTGGCCCTGTCTATAGGATTTGCCCTTAGCCTGACAAACGCCCGTCCTGGGCCGGCCTGGAGCGCCAGACGCTTAGGGGGCGATATCCGGCCGCTTCGCACCGCTGCCCCCTAAGCCGCACTGGGCCAGGGCTGCGTCGACGACATCCCGCCGGCCGCCAGCCAGTTCCAACAGGTATGGCCGGCTGACGGCCTGACCATGCGACCAGGTGACCCGGATCAGATCGGCCAGTTGCTGGGCTGTGGCCGGGCTCCGTTCTGGCGCAGGTCGCGCCGCGCCGCCTGCAGGCGCTTGCCGCGCCCGCTCACACTCAAGCATGCGGCCGGCCAGATCCTGGATGGCAGCCCAGATCGATGGCCCCGTGCCCTGTACATCCGTCGAGCCGGCCTCGGGGTCTGGCGCCAGACAGGCCCGGTAGACAGCCAACCCACTGCCGCGGCGGTCGGTGTAGATCCGGGTGATCACGCTGCCCCCGCGGTGTCCGAGGCCGGCGCGTACTGAATGCCCCGATCCCCTTGCCAGGGCTGCCTATGATCGTTGTCGCCGACCCAGATCGGGACGGGGATGCCCGCCGGGAAGGCTGCGCAGCGCCCAGGCCGGTCCGTCGCCTCCCGGTCCAGGTGTGCGCAGAATGTACAGACGGGGCTGTAGACCGGGAGCTCGAACCCCGGTCCATCGAGCATGTTCGGTGTCATGGTACCCATTGCCTCCGTTCGTAGTGCAGGCTGGCCTGTTGCTGCTGAAGCTCGGCTTCTACTTGCCGGAGATCAGCCTCAACCATCTGTGCCGGTGTCAGGGGCTGAGGCGCTGGCGCGGGTGCTGGCGGTGTGGCAGCCGGTGCAGGCCCCGACCCAGGCGCTGGCGCGGGCCCGGGTCCTGAGCGGTAATACTTCGCCGCAGCCGGCCCCAGGATCTCGCTCAGCGAGCGCGTATAGTGCATGCCCCCCCAACGCGGGTGCGTCTTGTGGCCAACAAAGTCGGGCAGCTTGACCGCACCGTCAGTATACGCCCGATAGGCAGCCGACCCCAGGATTGCCTGTTTCTGGCCCTCCGGCAGCTTATCGAACAGGTCCACACCCAGCGGGACCCGCCCGGCGATGGACGTCTCACCCCGGCCCGTGACCCCGAGTTCGCCCCAGTTTTTGGTCACTGGCAGCATCGTGCAACGGCCGTTGGGGTGGTCCTCCAGCCGTTCAGACAGCTTATGCACTGTTCCAGCCAGCGCCCAGCATGCCGCGCACGTCCGGCTCTGCCGCGCTGACAGCCAGATCCAGCCATCCACGACGTCGTCATTCGCCTGATAGTTGCGCAGACAGGCTTCCCGGTAGGCCCTGAGCGTCTCGGTGCGCGCGATGGTCAGATGCCGGGCCAGGCTGTAGCCCAGCTCCTTGCGGATCGCCCGGGCCATCGTGCGCGGGTTCTGCCCGGTGGCCAGGCCCTGGATCAGGGCGCGCTCGACAGCCTTGCCGGCCTGACCAGCCATCCTGTCAAGCAAATCGCGCAGCGGTGACCCATCGCGCATGAAACCGACCAGGTCGGTTAGTGCCTCGACCGGCACACGCGTGAACGAACCCAGGACCTCCCCATCGCCTGCCGTACCAAGGCGCAAGGCGGCCTGGGTCATCTCATCGGTATGCCGGCCCGCTGCCTGGATAGCCTCTCGCTGGTTGTGCTGAATCCAACCATCCGCCCGGCCAGCGATCCGGCCGATCTCAGCCTCGACCTGGCTCCGCAGCGCCTCGATGCGATCGCGCTGGAAGACCAGCAGGCCGTTGGGGTCGAAGGGCTTACCCTCGGTCTCAGCCTCCGCCTTCTGCCGCTCCAGCGTGTCCCAGATCTTGCCCAGTTGGTCCTGGAGCTTCAGCCACGCCTGGCCATAGGCCCGGACCATGGCGGTGGCTGCCGCCTGGTCGCCGCGCAGCAGCGCCTCCCGGTGGGCCGCGGCGATGTCGTAGATCGTCGGCGCTGGCATCAGACACCGATACCACGGTCAAACGCCGGCGACTGATCGAAGGCCGCCAGTGCCCGGTCAGCGACGTCGCCGGCGGTCTCCTCCTGGGCACGCTTCGTGCGCTCTGTCTCCGGGTCATAGCCCAGTTGCTCCAGGATCGTGTCCTGCGAGACGCCCAGGGCCTGATCCATCGTCGCAACCTCCCGCGCGGCCCTGGTATCGCTGGGCACGAACTCTGACCAGACCGTCCCCGTGACCTCAGCCGGGTCGTAGCCACCCATCTCCAGGACGTGCTGATTCACTTCCAGGAGCAGCTCACCATACGTCAGTTGCTTCTGCGCAGTACGCTCCGACAGGGGACCATACAGGATGGCCATGGCCAGGCCAGACAGATCGCCGACCCCCGCCAGGTTCCCGGTCGTAATCTCCGGCGTACTCGAAATCGCGAACAACGCCGATTTCAGTTCCCGGTAGAAGGCCAGTGAGCTGGCCAGGTCGCTCTGCATCTCCAGGTTGTGCAACTCCGCTTCTGCGTTTGGCAGCACGACCGTCTCATCTGGAGCGACCCGTAGCTCGCTGGCGGCGAACCCCTTGCCCCACGTCTTCGGGTGGCCATGTAACCGCAGGATGCGCGCGATGTTCGACAGGGTGAAGTTGATACCCTGGTTGAGCTGGATGATCGGCTCTTCCAGGTCAGCATCTCCGTAGAACTCATTCGCAGCCGGCAGGTTCTGGCAATGGACAATCGGCGACCACGGCCAGGGCCACGCTTCGCGCTTCAGGACCTCGAACGGCCCGGCGCCGGTGGCCCGCTCATCCAGGATGGTCCAACCTGGCTCGTCGCGCAGAATCGTCGTGCGGACCGTGATCTCCTGGCCATCCGGACCCTGGGCCTGGTAGGCGATGGTGAACCGGATGACCTTGTCAAGATCGTCTGGATCTACCAGCACTGACACGTACTCCGGCGACAGGTTGACCAGCCGTGGAAACGGCGTACCCGGGATGATACGCACGAACACGTGCCCGCAGACGCCCCCGTTCACCCCCAGCTTTTGCAGGAACTGCAGCTTTCGGTTGGCCTGCCAGAACGCATTGAGATAGATCTCTGCGCGCGATTCCTCGACAACGGTGCGCTCCTGGCCGTTGTCGTCGACGACCCGCCGAGGCTCAGGCCGGCGCACCTGCCAGCGGGGTTCACGCCCGAACAGGGCCGCAACCCCCTTGTTGACGATCCATCCACAGAAGTTGATCTTCTGGTTGTCGTTCGGCCGGCCCGGCTTGGTGACCAGCGTGTCCCTGAACCTGCCACGATAGGCCGCCCAGGCGTCCTGGTAGCGCCGTAGCCGGTCTGCCTCTTCTTCCATGACAACCCGTGCAAAGTGTTGCGTTACATCTGCCATAGCCCCTCCCTAGTTAGTCCATGAGTGATGGAATGTGTTCGACACGGCCGGGCTGTTTCAGCAGCAGCCGGTCCAGCGCCTGGGTCAGCGCGTCGACCTGGTCGTCATGCGGGCCGTTGGGAAAGCTGGCGGCTTCCTCTACCAGACCATCCACCCAGGGCGCTATACCTGGATGCGGGAGGTAGACGTTGCCGGCCTCCAGCGCTGGCGTGATAGCCTGAGCCCTGGCGACCTTCGTACCCCTTGGTTCTACCGGTACCAGCCCAACGATTTTGTGACGCAGCATGGCGATCACTGCCGGACCATTCGCCTTGTCCTCAACGAGTCTGGTTAGCGCATCCGGGTAGCGCCTGGTCAGGACCTCGAATGCCGCCAGAGTGGCCGGGAAATCCAGCCGCTCGTGAACCTGATCCAGAAGAAAACAATCTGCCCCACGGCGTCCCCACACCTGGCCAGCGACATAGTCGGACCCGGCTGTGTCCTTGAAGGTCATGTCCCACGAAAGCAGCTTTTCGTCGAGAGTCTTGGGGTCCAGCTCGACAGTAGGGATTTCGAGCAACGTTCCGTCCGCCAGACGCATGCGCACTGGTGGTAGGGCTATCCCCTTCGGACCCCAGAAGCGCCAGTACATCCGCTTTAGGATGCCGCCCTCTGGAGGACTTGGCCGACCCTGGTAGAGCGCCGAAAAGCCGTAGCTGCCAAGCACCCGGCCGATCTTGGCCAGTTCGGCCTTGTCGAAACGGGCCGGGCAGAGCGCTTCGCCCGGGCTGCGGCCCAGAGGGTCGCCATCCTCGGCCAGAGCCGGCAGGTTGATCACCGTCCAGTTGCCGGCATCTTCTGACTGCAGGATACGGCCAGCCAGGTCGTCAGCATGCCAGCGCGTCTGGATCAGCAACAGTTGTGCGCCAGGCTCGCGTCTGGTAAAGAGATCGTCGGTGTACCATTCCCACACCGCTTCCCGGTAAGCCGGACTCTCGGCCTCTCTGCGGCTTTTGACCGGGTCGTCGATGATGATCAAGTCGCCGCCCTGCCCAGTAACGCCCGACCCTACGCCAATCGCCCGGTACGTCCCTCCAGCATAGGTCTCCCATTCCTCGACTGCTGCCCGCTCGCTAGACAACGTGAACCGTCCTCGCGCCAGCCGCCTCGACTTGCGCGAGAATTTGTTGGCCAGAAACTGGTTATAGGCACCGACGATCACGCGCAGCGCGGGGTTGCGCTCCATACGATAGACGGGGTAGCGGACGGTTACCATCTCGCTCTTGCCGTGGCGTGGTGGAACCGAGAGCATGAGCTGCCGGATCTCTCCAGCCGTCAGCTTGGCCAGTGCCTGACGGATAAAGGTCAGGTGTGGCCAGTCCCAGGTTAGGCCTGGGGAGACCGCGGGCAGCCACTCGCCAAACTCGATTGGGTTCGATGCCACCGCCTGGCGCCGGCGCCGCTCAATCTCAGCCTTTGCCCGCAACAGAGGCAAGGACCTTGATAGGGTCTTCGCCGCCGGCAATGCGTTCGAGTTGCTCATCGGTCAGCTTCGTCATATCTACGTCCAGCACGGTCTGCCGGACATTATCCTGGAACATACCCCGCGCTCGCCCGGCCAGTTCAAGGGCTTGCAGCTTATTCACCATCTTGATCTTGAGGCCGTACTTGCCGTACTCAAGAGCTTCGATGGGATACGTTTTGCAAGCTTTGACAGCCTTAACCAGGTCGATTTCAGCACGCTCGACTGTCTCGATTTCAATTTCGGCCAGCGTCTCTTCGTCGTTATCTTCGGCGATCTGCTTGGGGACCTTGTATTGCCGGATGGTGACGAATTCGCCGATGTCGGCCCGGCCCAACTCTGCCAGGCGAACCCGTATCTCGTCTTCGGTGAGCGTGATCTCACCAAGATGCAGGTCGATCTCCGCGCGGATGTAAGGTTTTGTAAGGTTTTCGGCGCCGATCTGCCGCGCGGTGCGCATGGAGTAGCCGGCTGCCATTGCGGCTCGTGTAGCGTTGAATCCATTCGTCAGGTATTCCTGTACGAACAGGCGCTGCTTGATGCTCAGGCTCATATCGATCGCTCCAGAGCTAGCCCTCCCGCCTACGTCTCCAGGATGTTCTCCCGGCCGCACCGTTCGCACTGGCGGCGCACGGTCCCACCGGCCGCCTGGACCAGCAGCGCACCATGCCGGATCTCAAGGCGGCCATCTGCCAGGACCATCCCCAGCGTCTTGCCGCAGACACACAGCCACCGGTGTCCAGATGTTTGCGCGCAAACATTCGGCAGCGGATTACCGGGCGAACCAGTCCCTACAGGTAGGGTCTGCCCCCTAAACCC